CTGTAATTACTTTAAGTAATGCAGGCGTACTAAGTTTACAAGCTAGTACCGGTATTAATATTAATACTTCTACTGGTAACATTACAATCACCAACATTGGTGTGCAACAAGTTACAGCCGGCAACGACATACAATTAAGCACCAGCACTGGTAGCGTTTTAATCAGTGACATTAGTACTTTACAATCAGTTACCGCACGTGGTTCTATTTCGAACCAAATTATAACCCTTACAACCACAACTGCAAATGCAGGCGTAGTTTACAGCACAAATTCTAATGCTCTTAACGTATTAGGTGGCGCAAGTTTTGGTAGCATCAACGTTCTTAACACTAGCTATCAAGGCGGTGCACAACTTGTTACCACATCAACAATTAATCAGTTCATCGGCGGTACGATCCGCAATACATTAGACATTGAAAATACTACAGATGCAGTTAATACACAAACTGGTGCACTAATTGTTGCAGGTGGTGTTGGTATTGGCCGAGATCTTTTTGTTGGTAAAACATTAAACGTAAATGGTAATGCTACTATATACGGAAGTCTAAACGTACTAGGTACATATACAACTGTTACAGTTAACTCAACTCAGACATATATTGAAAGTCCGTTGATTGATATTGGAACAGGACCTAATGATAGTGTGTTATCAATCAATGATACACTAGATCGCGGTATCGTAATACACTACAATACAGGTTCTAGTACATTATTTGATAACCACGCATTTATCGGCCGTAGAAGTTCAAGTGGTGAACTAGTATTCTTAACAGATATTCAACCAGGCGGTACAACAGAAGTCTTAACAAATCCATTAGCTGGTGGAAACTATGGTAATGTGAGATTTGGAGTATTAAACTTAGTTGGTGGAAATCCATCTACAGGTTACGGAACAGGTGACTTAATAGTTACAGGTGGCGGTAGCTTTAATGGTAGTTTATATTCTACTGCAATATATGATTATGGTCATAGAGTACTAAACAGTACAAGTATTACAACCGGTACAGGCATAAGCGCAAGCATTACTACAACTGCAACAGGTGTTATTGTTACACTAACCAACATTGGTGTTACATCACTTATACCAGGTAGTGGAATTTATGTAAACGGTGGTGTAAATTCTGCAACCGGCGTTGTTACTATTTCTAACGCTGGCGTTATAAGCCTATCAACATCATCTACAAACAACGATTTGTTGATAACAGGTCAGCTTACTGGCAATTTAGTAATACAGAACCAAGCTACATTACAAACAGTTACATCTCGCGGTAATACAAGTTCATATCAAGTAATATTGAACAACAGCGGAGCAAGTATTACTAACTCTGCAACTAACGCATTGTATCTAGCAGGTCAGGGCGGTACTGGCGCTGGCGGTATATATGCTTATAGTATTATGCTGGCTAGCAAAAGTACTATCAATGGTAGTGAAATTTTAACAACAGGTACTATTAATAACAGTTTGGGCGGCATTATTCCTAATGCAATTCATATTACTTCTAGTACTGTATCAGTAAGTACACAAACTGGTTCATTGATTGTTGATTCCGGCGTTGGATTTGGAAGTAATTTAAACGTACAAGGTCCATTAGTTGTAAATCAGAACTTTTCTGCAGGTGGCACAAGTAGCGTTGGTGGAAATTCTACAGTAGGTGGAAACCTTTACACAACAGGCACATTATTTGTTGGAACTATTACAAGCCCTAATGCCAACTTATATCTATCAACCAGCACAGGTGGTTCTACTGGGGCTATCTATGCAAACAATGTTAATTTAACTTACTATCTAGCTAATGTTTATTACGTTCAATCAAATGGTAGTGATTCAAATGATGGTCTGAGAGAATCGACTGCATTTGCAACTATAGCTCATGCACTGAGCGTTGTCCAATCTGGTGGCACAATTATAGTTGGTGCAGGCACTTTCACAGAAAACTTCCCATTAACTGTTCCACAGGGCGTAACCATACGCGGTTCAGGAATACGTTCAACTGTTATTCAACCAACCAGTGGCACTAATACAAATGATGGGTTCTTATTAAACGGCGAAACTACGATAAGTGATTTTGTAGTCAGCGGATATTACAGCCCAGGTTATGGTGTTAAATTTGCTAACGGTTGTAAAATCACAACCAAATCACCATATCTTGAGCGTATAAGTTTTATAACAAAAGGCTCAACTACAACATCAACTGACCCTTACGGATATAATGCAGGTAATGCAGGTAATGGTGCATATTTAGATGCTAGTATTCTGAATGCAAATTCATTAGAACCTACAATGTTGTTTAATGAAATAACATTCATTGTTCCAGCCGCAACTGGTATGTATATGACCAACGGTGTTCGAGCAGAGATTGTTAACACATTCTTCTATTTTGCCTCTAAGGCAATTAATGCTCAAGCTGGATCTGCAGGTGTTGCTAGCTTAGGTAGAACAAGATTAAAATTATCAAACGTAAGCGGAACATTCACAGCCGGCGATACTATACATTATGTTGATCCACTAGGATCTCCTATTGCTACAGGAACTATTGCATCTAATGACGGAACTTATGTTTACATTTCCGGTGCCGTTTGGGGCTTTGCTCCGGCGGTTAGCGGTACTGCAAAAGTAGTAACTCCTTATGGTAATGTACAAACTGTAACCTCTCTTGAAAAATTTGGTACAGCTAGTGCGGCATTTAGTGCAACTACTAACGATTATCTACAAATACTCAGCGATACTAGTATGCAATTTGGCAACGGTGCGTATACGATTGAATCGTTTATCTATGTTACATCAGTTGGTGGCACACAGGTAATTTGGAACAAAGGTAATCCAACCAGTCCTAGTACAAGTTTTGGTGTTAGAATCAACAGCTCAGGTGTGTTAGTTGCAGAACACAGCACATCTATTTTAACTGGATCAACAGTATTATCAACTAGTGCATGGCACCATGTTGCATTAGTCCGTAATCCAAGTAATAACACAGTTACATTATTCTTAGATGGTAACGTTGAAGCAAGTGTGTCAAGTGTGGTTGCTAGTGTAAACAACACAGATCCATTTGACATTGGTGCAGATTCAACGAACGGACAATGGTATTACACTGGTAACATCGATGAATTCCGTGTAAGTAACGTAGTTCGTTACACAACTTCTTTTAGTATTCCAAGTGCGGCATTTGGTTATGATATAGATACTGTATTCTTAATGCATATGGATGGGGCCAATGCTGGTACAAATTTCCCAACAGATGCTACACAAGTACAAAATATCTACTCAACAGGTAATAGTCCTGCAAGTGCTAAACAAGTTCAATTAGCAGACTATCATCAGTTTGGTGCAGAGTTACGCTCTATCGGTTCTGCCGCGGTATTTGGTAATCAAGGTGTTATAGCCAACGGTACTGGTACTGACTTAAAACTGATAGCATTCAATATGAGCTTTATAGGTGCAGGCGGCGACATAACAGATGACGCTAGCCTAACTGTACAGGCCAACGAAGTTATACAAACCAACGGTGGTAAAGTATTCTATCAAACAGTTGATCAGAATGGTGACTTCCGTGTTGGTAACAGTTTCTATGTTAGCCAAGCAACTGGCGCGGTTAGCTTTGGTAATGCAAACTTAAACTTAACAAGCCTTGCTAGCCTACAGATTAGCAATGGTACAAACGCAACAACAATCCTGCCGGGTAGCGTATCTGCGGGTGAGATGTTTATTAGCGGGAATACATTAGGTAGTTCAGCTGGTAACATTAACATCAACCCTGCCGGAACATACACTATTGTACAAAGTAACCTGCAGGTCAACGGTGGTTTCAGTGTTCAAACACTAACAATTCCTGGTAGTGCAGATTCTACATCCACTACAACAGGTGCCCTACAAGTAACTGGCGGAGTTGGCATCGGTGGTGACGTCTATATCGCCGGTACACTATCAAATGTTAATGCGATTGCAGGAAACGCAGTCAGTGTGCCTAATGGTGGCATCGGTGCGCAAACTCTTTATATTGCGACTCAAGGTTTTATTAATAATGCTAAGATTGTTACAACAGCAACCATTGGTAACGTTTTAGGCGGTAATGTTCCTAACGCATTGTATATTACGACTACTACAGATTCTGTAAGCACAAATACAGGTGCATTTACTGTAGCAGGTGGTGTTGGTATTGCTAAAAATGTATATGTTGGCGGACTAGTAGAACAAAACAATGGAATGAATGTATTAAGTTCATTGACATTGGCCTTGACAGGATTAGCAGGTAGTGTTTCTTACAGCGGAGTTACAGCAACTCTTAGCTTAAACAACATTGGTGTTACACAGATTATTGCTGGAACAGATATTTCAGTAAGTCAAAATACTGGTACTGTAACAATTAACGATACAGCAACTTTACAATCTGTAACAGATCGAGGATTTACAACAACAAATTCAATCAATGTTACAAATGCAAGTTTCAGTACATCAACAATAGCCGGTAATGCAATTTCAGTAACTAATGGTGGAATTGGAGCAAAATACCTATACCTAGATACAGCAGGTTATATCCAAGGTAGCCAGATTCTTACAACAGGAAATGCTTCTAGTAGCTTCCCAGGTCAGATCAATACAACATTATATATTGCCAATTCTACAAATGCAATCAATACACAAACTGGTGCATTGACTGTATTAGGTGGCGTAGGTATTGGCAAAGACGTTTACATCGGCGGATCAACTTATATCAGTGGCGATTTATATGTAGATGGTTCTAATACAGTTGTTAACACTACTAGTTTACAAACAGGCGACAAGACAATTACATTGTCGACTGGTTCTGCCAATGCCGCAGTGGCAGGCGGGTCTGGTCTACAAATTGGTTATTCAACAAGCACATTATGGGCAAGTTTCTTGTTCGACGGTGTTGGTAACTGGAACTCAACGGCAGGCATCAATCCTACATTAGATATACAACAAAGTTTAGGTACTCCTATAGCACGTTGGAACATAACTGCCGGTACCGTAACATTTACCACAGCCACAACAACAAGTACACAATGGAACACAACTACTGTTTCAAGTAACGCACTATCATTACCTAACGGTGGTATCGGAGTTGCACATTTATATGTTACTTCCGATGCATGGGTGGGTACTGGTAAGGTTATTACTAGCTCAAACTTATCTCAGTATACCCAGGTCTTTAACGGTGGTACTATTAACCAACCGTTAATCGAAACAGATCAAACACAATCAGCAAGCACACAAACTGGTGCGTTACAAGTAGCAGGTGGTGTTGGTATTGGTAAGAATTTATATGTAGGCGGAAACAATATCACATTAGGTAGTTCATATACTACCGGATCGGTTTATGCATCAGCAGTTTACGACAGCAACAATCGTGTAATTACTAACATTAATCTAAGTGCTGGAACAGGTATCAGTTTTGGATCTGCTTCACTTGCAGGACCTAACCCAACACTAACAGTTACAAACATAGGTGTTACTGGCGTCTCCGTGGGTGCAGGTCTAAGTGTTAGTACTTCTACTGGTAATGTATTATTTGTTAACACAGGTGTAACAAGTATAACAGCAGGCACAGATACAGCGATAACTTCTCGATATGGTGATATTGTATTATGGAATACTAGCACCCTTGATTCTATCGCACAAAGAAACGGTACAACAACAGCTACAATAGTAATCAACAATGCGGCATTTACAACTACAAGTATTGCAGGTAACGCCTTACAAGTAAGCGGTGGCATAGGCGCAAGCTATCTATACTTACAAACTGCTGGATACATTAACGGTTCTCAAATTATTACAACATCAACACTGAATAGTTTCAGTGGTGGTGCAATTAATAATGCTTTACAGATCACAAATGCTACAGAAGCAACTAGCACAACAACAGGTGCATTACAAGTAACTGGTGGTGTTGGCGTTGGTAAGAGTTTATGGGTAGGTAAAGACCTACACGTATTGGGTGATTTATTTGTAGACGGAACTAACACACTTGTTAATTCAACAAGTATTCAAACTGGCGACAAGACAATTACCCTAAGCTCAGCATCTACACTTGCTGGTACAGCAACAGGTTCTGGTATTAAAGTTGGTGCTTCTACAACAACATTCGCAACTTTGTTATTCGACGGTAATTCAAGTTGGCAAAGTGGAGCAAGTATTGTTCCAGCGTCTAGCCTAAGTTACAATTTAGGTAGTGCAAGTTTAATATGGAGTAACGTATACTCTGCTAATGCTACTATTACAGCAAGCACAGCCGCTTCAAGTACACAATCAGGAGTATTGCAAGTAGCGGGCGGAGTTGGTATTGGTAAACAAGTTTACGTAGGTGAATCAATCAACGTTAATAGCATTTACGCAAGCACAACAACACAGTCTGGTAACAGTTTAGGTCTTGCTGGAGGCGCATTTGTTGGCGGAACACTAGCAGTTGGTGGCATTGCATGGGTGCAAGGTGCACAAGTTGTTACAACCAACAACCCATTTGATACAGTATTCACAAGTGTAACACAAAGTTTTAACACACAAAGCGGTGCCCTACAAGTAGCAGGCGGTGTTGGCATAGGTGGCAATTTAAATATCACCGGCCAAGTAAATATCGCCAACCTAACAGAAAGCACTACAACTCCGTCATCGAATGCATTAGTAGTTAGCGGTGGAATTAACGCTGACATGATTAACATCAACACTATTGGTACAATCAATGGCGGTATAATCATTACAACATCGACCATTGGTAACTTTGCGTTCAATGGTGGTGTAATCAATAAACCAATCAATATTACTACAACTACAGTAGCATCTAGTAGTATCACTGGCGCATTAACTGTAACAGGTGGTGTTGGTATTGGTGGCGCAACTTATGCGTATGGAACATTTACAAGTCAAACTACAGCATCGTTTAATCGTATCCAGATGGTCACGGCGACTATTACTGGTATATTCTCAAGTACTAGCGCACTAGTTAACACTTCGACTATTGCTGGCAATGCAATACAAGTTGGCGGCGGTATCGGTACAAACTACTTGAACATTAAGACCGCAGGTTGGTTAAATGGTAGTCCAATTCTAACAGCACAAACACTGAATAATTATTCAGGCGGTACTATTAACAATCAGTTGATTATTAACACTGGTACACAATCAGTAAGCACAACAACAGGCGCATTGATTGTACAGAACGGTGGTTTGGGTGTTGGAGGAAATATTTGGTCAGGCGGCTCACATAACTTTATTGATCCTACATTTACATCACAAGGTTTCTTTGGACCTAAATCAGATCTAACAGCGGTTCAAGTTGGTGCTTACTCTAATCAACCAGTTGATGTTTTAGTCAATAATAATTCAGTTGCAAGATTCAATACAGGTGTTGCAGGATTTGGAAATACTAATCCTGTATTTGGTATTGATTTAGTAACACCAAATGGTCAAGCTGGATCAGCAAATACAATCAGTAACCTGTTGAGCTTGGTCTCAACTAACTGGGCAGTAAACTTTACAGCAGATACTCCAACATTTGAAATTACACAAACTAGCTATGACGGCGGCAACACATTTGAAAACTGGTTATCAGTTGGTGAACAAGCCGCAGGTATTGCACAAGCTCTAGTATTTGCTGGTGGTAACTATTATAACAACAGTGGTCTTCCAACAGTAACTGAATGGGGTAGATTTACTCCTACTGGTAATTTGATTCTAAAGAATCAGATACAAGCTAACACAGAAATTTTAAACAGTTCTAACAATAGCACAAGTACAATCGCAGGCAATGCGTTACAAGTTACTGGTGGTATTGGTGCGTCTCACTTGTATATTTCACAAGATGGTTGGATTGCAGGTGGCAAGATCATTACTACAGCTAATGCAAGCTCAATTGCGTTCAACGGTGGTACTATTACTACACCGCTTTACATCAATACAACAACACAATCTAGTTCAAACATCACAGGTGCTTTGAGAGTACAAGGTGGTGCTGGTATTAACTTAAACTTGAACGTTGGTGGTGTTGCGACAATGAATGGTGGATTAGTATCCGTCAACAATACATTTACCAACATTAACACCAGTTTACTAAACAGTTTAAACATTGGTGGTAACACAACTATCAGCACATCAACAGCGGCCGCAGGCGTAACAGCAGGCACAGCTGGATTAGTAGTAACTGGCGGTGTTGGTATTAACAAGAATATAATTGTAAACGATACCGCAACCATATTAAGTTCTATTGCAAGCACAACTACTATCGCAGGCAACGCATTGACATTGCCAAATGGTGGTATTGGTGCAGTATCTTTATACTTGTCACAAGTGGGTTATATCAACGGTGCACAGATTGTTACAAGTTCTACAATCAATGCATTTAGTGGTGGATCGATTGCAAATGCTCTAAATCTAAGTAACTTAACTAACGCAGTTAACACATTGACTGGTGCTCTAACAGTAGCAGGCGGTGTTGGTATTGGTGAGGATACATGGATCGGCGGTAACTTACACCTATTAGGCGATCTATATGTTGACGGTACACAAACAATCGTTAACACAACAAACATTCAAACTGGCGACAAAGTAATATACCTAAGTACAGGATCATCTAACGCAACACTAGCTTCTAGTGCAGGTATTTCAGTAGGCGCTCCTGGCAACGTATTTGCAAGTTTAGCATTTGACGGTATTAGTTCTTGGCAATCATTAGGTAATCTAGTTCCAACAACAAGTGGTGGATTTAACTTAGGTAGTTCAACACTTCCATGGAGCACAGCATACGTTCAATTCTCACGCATGAGTGGCGGTACACAATCAACAACAGCTACTAATGGTACATTGGTTGTAACTGGAGGTGTTGGTGTTAGTGGAAACCTAAACATTGGTACAAGTGCTACTGTTGCAAGTCAGTTGTTTAATTTAGTACAGGCTAATGTAACACAAAATGCTTTCTATGTAGCAGGTGGTGTTGGTACACAATATCTAAACGTTGCTCAGACTGCTTACGTTGCAGGTAGTCCAGTTATTACAGCGGCTAACATTGCGGGATATCAATTCAGCGGTGGTACAATTACAGGTATCCTAACAAGTACAAATACAACTTCAGCGTTCTCGACACAGTCTGGCGCTATTCAAATACAGGGCGGTATTGCTACAGGTAACAACTTGTGGGTAGGCAACGCCGCGATGATTCTAGGCACTACATCAAGTGCTGTATCAACAACAAGCAACGCATTACAAGTTGTTGGCGGTATTGGTGCTTATAGTATCTATCTAGCAAATAACGGCTACATTAACGGATCACAGATCGTTACTGCGGCAACAATTAACAATTTCTCCGGTGGTACCATTAACAGCTCGTTAACTATCAATAGTTCAACACAAGCTGTAAGTACTGTAACAGGAGCATTCCAAGTTATAAATGGCGGTGTTGGTATAGGTGGAAACATTTATACAGGTGGATTAGGTAGTTTTGGTACTACTGCTAATCAACAAGTAACACTAGGTACTACTGCTACAGGTAGCTTACAGGTACTTGGCGGTGCAAGCATCACAGGTGGATTGCAGGCTGGTACAAATGCCGCTAGTTCATACTTTGGCGGTAACGTTGGTATTAATACAACTAACCCACAACAAGCACTTGAAGTCAACGGTAATATTGTAAGTGGAGCATATAACAGTTCGCGTGTACAAATTACAAGCGGTGGCGGATCAAATGCAATCTACGAAGTTCAAGGTAGTGAATCTGGATACCGTTGGCAAATTGGTAGTAACTTAGTTACTATTGGCGTGTCTGGTATGGGCTTCATGAACCAGAATCAAACATTATCAGGCGGTGGCGCGGCAATTGGTGCAGTTAGCGGATTATCAGGCAACTTAGGTCTATATACAAGCAACGGTAGTGCATTAACATTACGCAGTTTGATTGATACTTCGGGTAACATGATTTTAGGTATTACAACACCTACAACACCATTAGCTAAATTAGATGTTCGTGGTAGCTTCCGTGCTCAAAGTGGTAACGCAGAACACGTATTCTTATCTAACAATTCGAGTCAGTATGTTGCGATAGACATAACAAGAACAAATACAGGTAACACAGCAGATTTCCGTATAGGTATAAACGGATCTGCAGGAAACTTTAGCCCAAGCGCAGGTCAGGGAGATGTTAACTTAGCGTTCTCAAGCAATTTATATTACTCAGTACAAAATACATACGAAGTAGGTAAGTGGACTCCAACTGGACTAGTTGTTACTACTTCTACTATTGCAACTTCTCCAAGTACTGGTGCATTACAAGTACAGGGCGGAGTGGGTGTTACCGGCAATTTATATGTTGGTTCTGCTTCTAGCTTCACTGGTGCTGTTTATATTGCATCATCAGTAGCAACTACAAGTAGTAAATCTCCTAATGCATTAGTTGTTAGTGGAGGCATTGGTGCTTCTAGCTTATGGTTAGATAATCCAGGATGGATTAATGGTTACCAAATTGTTACAACAGCTAACATTGGATCATTTACTGGTGCGTTTAACGGTGGTACTGTAACCAATCCGATCTATATTGCAAACTCTGCTAATGCTACTTCGACAAGCACAGGGGCCCTATACACATTAGGTGGTATTGCATCGTCTAAAGATTTATGGGTTGGTGGTGTGTCAACACATGTTGGCGCAACAATATTACAATCTTCATTAACAGTAAGTGGTGTTGCTACATTCTTAAGTACAGCTTCTAGTACAGTAAGCACAACAAGTAACGCATTGCAAGTATTAGGTGGCTTGGGAGTTGGTAGCACTATATACTCAGTAGGAGATCATTTCATTGGTAACATGCGTGTTGGTCTTGGTGGCGGCGCAGTTGCAACTAACATCGCAGTTGGATCGGGTGCAATTAGTGGCGCGGCAACGGGCGGATACAATATCGCAGTCGGTTATAATGCGTTGACCAGTTTAACTTCTGGACAATACAACATTGGTGTTGGTCTACAAGCATTACAAAATGCAGGTGCCGCTACTAACAGCGTAGCAATTGGTTCACAAGCACTAAGCGGAGCGACTCCAAGCAGTTCTGGTGTTGCTATAGGTTATCAATCTGCACAATACGCACAAGGATCTAACATAGTTGCAGTAGGTCAAGGTGCTCTAGCAGGCGTAACTGGAACAAACACAGGCGGAAGTAACTCTGCGTTTGGTTATCAAGCAGGTACTGCTATTACTAGCGGTGCAAGAAACGTATTGATTGGTTATCAAACTGGTTTAACATTAGCTGGCGGATCACAGAACGTATTAGTTGGTTATCAAGCAGGCCAAGGTATTACATCGGGCGGTAACAACGTTGTTATCGGTGGTAACAGCGGAGCATCAATTGCTACATCAAACAACAACGTTATTATTTCAGACGGTGCTGGAAACTTAGTATTCAGTGCAAACAGCACACAAGCAGTTACAATACCTGGTCAAACAAGTATTACTAATGCTACAACAGCAAGTTCGACACTAACTGGCGCACTTGTTATCACAGGTGACATGGGTGTACGTGATATCTATGCACGTAACATTTACGCCAACGGATCATTAGTTGGATCAGGTGGTGGGGGTGGCAGTGGTTCATCTACATCAACACCTTACATTGTTGTAACCAGTGGTACAGTTGCAATATCAACCGGTACTGGTGCGTTCCAATCATATGGTGGCGGATCATTATACGGAAATCTATTTGTTGGTCAGAAACTAGTTGTCAACAAAGCATACGATGACAGTGGTTCTTACGTACAAGTTGGTGGTTCTATTGAAAGTACTGCTAACGTATCTGGTGCATCAATATATGCATCCGGTGGTAACAATTACTTGTACTATTCACAAGACTGGTCGGCAAGTAACACAAACTGGACCAAAGGTAACTCCGCCGCAGGCTTAAATGCTACAACAAGCCCAGACGGTACAATTGATGCTACCTTACTAACAGAATCTGGTGCAACTGGTAACCACTATTTCCAACAGGCATTAACTGGTTACGCAGGACCGATAACATTTAGTATCTACGCAAAAGCAAATACACGTACTTACATTGCATTATACTGCAATTCAGGTGGTTCACAACATGGTGTTTACTTTAACCTAAGCACTGGCGCATACCAAGTTGGTCCGAGCCCAACGTATCAAGTAACTGGTAGGATTGACGCAGTTGGATATAATGGCTGGTACCGTTGTCAAATGACTGTTTGGGCTAGCCCAGCAGGACAGACAACTACAGTTGGTGTGTATTCTGCACAAGGTTATGATACTGCTATTAGTGGAAGCAACACAAGCTTCACAGGTACTGGCGGAGCAGGCGCATATATTTGGGGAGCGCAAGCCGAACCAAGCTATACAGCTGGACCATACCAATTAAACACAAATGCACAAACAATAACCAGCAACAATATCTATGCAAGTGGTAGCTTATACATTGCCAACACAGCAACAGTTAACAACGCACAGGTAATTACAACTGCTACATTGATGAGCAACTTAGGCTTGTATGGCTCTTCACCAAACAGTTTAACTATCGCAAGCGGTGTACAATCAACATCAACAGTAACAGGTTCGTTGATTATTACTAACGGTGGTATTGGCGTAGGTGGCAACATTTATGCAGGTGGATCGTTATATGCGACAACCAAGTCGTTCTTGATCGATCACCCAACAAAACAAGGTTGGAAATTACAATACGGATCATTAGAAGGACCAGAGAATGGTGTTTATGTACGTGGTAAGTTAGAAGGTCGAATAATACAACTTCCAGATTACTGGACAGGATTGGTTGATATGGACACTATTACTGTTGACCTAACACCTATCGGAAAGTTCCAGAAATTGTATGTAGAAAGTATCGATACTATACATGGACAGATCTTCATTGACAATAGTTCAATGTTAGGCGGCCCTTGCAAGTGCTTCTACACAGTATGGGCAGAACGTAAAGATATTGGAAAACTTAACACGGAGTTTAAAGGATAAAATATGTCATTCACTATAGGACCTTCAATACCTCTATCAAATCTAGTCTACTATCTAGATCCATTTAACGTTAAAAGTTATTCGGGATCGGGTAGTACAGCGTATAATTTGATAGACAATCTGCCTTCAACTCTGTCATCTATCAGTTATGCAAGTGGTAGTTTTAGTAATGCTACAGCTGGCGCAATATCTAGTGGTGCTAGTTATAGCTTGAGTTTGACTAATGGATTTACTGTAATGCAGTTTTTAAATTTAAACAGTAGAACCGGTGGCTTCTTTAACTACATATCTGGATCAAACAGTATTAACTTGTACGCAGGTAACCTAACACAATTACGTTGGGAAACATATGGTAGTGGCGGCGACTTATATTCAAACACAACGATTCCTCTAAATCAATGGCATTGTTGGACTTGTACTTTTGCAGGGGTTCCGACTGGTGGACAAACAGCTACTAGTAGCATCTACTACAACGGAATACTAGATAATTCAGGAACACTGAGCGGTCCGTCAAGCAATAACTCAACCTTCCAAGTTGGAGTTCAGTCAGGACCTTGTAATGGATTGATAGGTCCTACACTATTTTGGAACACAGCGTTGTCTGCGTCTCAAGTTCGTGCGTCCTATATCGCATTGAAGGGTAGATACGGTCTATAATTTTAAGGTAAATATTGGAATAATATGGCATACAGCAATCGTAACATTATCATAACACCAAATATTGGTTCTAGCTCAGCAGAACCAATAATTGCGTACCAGGGCGGCGGCGCTTCAACTTCTGCTACACTTTTTTCACGTGTACTAGATTTAGGTACACTAAGTTTTGAAGCGACCGCAGGACAAGTGCAAACTGTCGGCGATGGCATGACAGGAAATTATTTCTATGTCTCTGATATCAGCGGTATTCCTAGTATTACAGTAAACAGCTCGGGTTTAATACAGTTAGCTAACTATCAAGGTTATGTTACATTAGGTAACAATACACAATCGACAAGTACAGGTACAGGCGCATTACAGGTATTAGGTGGTGTTGGTATTTCAGGAAATTTAAATATTGGCGGTTCATTTAGTTTACAGGCTAACTTAGGAGTAGGTGGAAGTTCAGGAAACTACGGGTTGACGATCAACACAACAACCAACGTAGCAGAATTACTAACATATAATAATTCAACTGGTCTAGCATTACAAGTAGGTGCAAGCACATATCCGCTAGGCATTGGATTTAACAGTTATAACAACGTAGGTACAACCTATGTTATGGGTAACGGATACAACGCCCAACTACAATTAGGTGCATCCGGTGGTCTAAACTTTTATGTATCTGCATCAAGTCAATCTGCAGGAGCAGTAGCAACACAGATTAATACTCTGCAAGTTAACTCAACACAAATACTAGTTCCTCAATCAACAGCGGCAACAAGCACATCAACAGGTGCTATCACTACGTATGGTGGTATTAGTTCTGGTGGTGCTCATTATGCAGGAGCAGATAGTTATTTTAACGGTCTAAGAGTTGGTCAAGGTAACTTAGCATCAACTCCATCAAACACAGTCATTGGTGCAAGTGCAGGTGCAAGTTTAATTTCCGGTGGAACTTCAAATACATTAATTGGTTACAACTCAGGTAACGGTGTAACCAGTGGTGGTAATAATACTTTCATTGGTTATAATACAGGCGCAATATTGGGTGCTGGCTCAAGCAATACCGGTATTGGTACTAGTGCATTGGCCAGTGCGGCAGGATCATCTGCGCAAAATAATACAGCTATTGGTTATCGTGCATTAGGGTCTGGATCATTAGTAACCGGCGGCAATACTGCTGTTGGTACAAACGCATTGCTATTAATGGCATCTGGTCAGAACAATACTGCTGTTGGTTACGGTGCAGGCTCAACAATTTCTGGTAACAATAACGGGGTGTTCATCGGATATAACGCAGGTAATGCCGTAGGATATGATAACTGTGTTATTATTGGTAATAACAGCGGCGGTTCGTTAAGTGCCGCAGGCCAAATTATTATTGCAAATGGTGCAGGTACACAACGTTTGTTCATTGATGGTAGTGGTAACGTTACTGTAAGCGCAACAACAGCGGCTAGTGCAACATCGGGTGTTGGATCATTGATCGTATCCGGTGGTGCAAGTATTGCGTCTGGATTGAACCTAGGCGGTGCGCTATATGCAAACAACTCAGCAGGCACCAACGGTTATTATCTACAGACAACAGGTTCTGGTATACAATGGGCGCAAGCTGGTATTACTATATCAAATATAACAACAGCTGGAACTTACTATCCAACATTTACTAACTCCGTAAGCGGAAACTTAACAACACTCGACGTAGATTCGGTTAGCTTGGTATTCAACCCGGGTAGCGGTGCCGCAGGCGCAGTGCTATCTATGACAGGCAGTACTTCGGGTGGAACGGGTAACGGAGCATTTTATACTGGATTCCTTGGTGTGGGTGTTAGTACATCCAACGCAGTCAATAACGGTACTGTAATGCAGATCGGTTATTTGAATGGTTCAAATAACCTATTGCGTATAGGTGACGGCTCAAGCGGACAGACAGGTTATCGTTGGCGTGTTGATCAAACATACAACTGGATCGCAAACAGCGGTACTGGTGATAACTTCTCAGTATCAAGCACGAACGGTGCTGTAAGCACACCAGGTACAATTACAGTAACAGCATCTCAAGCAGGCGCAATCAATTTAGGTGCAAGCGGTACAGGTAACGGTGGCGACATCATTATTAAAAATTCCTATCCAACTATATGTTTGCAAAATACTGCTTATAAAACTGCATACCTACAGGCCAACAGTAATAACTTTTATGTGCTAAGTGGTACAAACGGATCTGGAGCTGGTAATTATGCACAGGTTAATAGTCAATGGCCACTTTATATTGATCTAACTACAAATAACAATTATGTAGGTGGAACACTTTATGTAGTAGGCGATGCTTATACTGCAACATCAGATGAAAGACTTAAAAATATTGAAGCCCCAATCACTGATGCTATAGCAAAAATAATGACCTTAGACGGTTTTTACTATACCGATAACGAAATAGCAACATCATTAGGGGTACAAGGCGGCCGTAGAAAATTAGGTTTAAGTGCTCAGAAACTTCAGGCAGTAATACCAGAAGTTGTAGTTCCTGCTCCGTTTGACAGAGATGAGCATACCGGAGAATCACGCACTGGCGAAAACTACTTAACAGCACAGTACGAGCGCATTGTACCGCTATTAGTTGAAGGTATTAAAGAACATGAGCGCACAATACAAGCACAACAAGCACAAATTGATGAATTAAAAGCATTAGTGCAACAACTAATGAATAAATAAGAATAACAAGGAATTTACTACTATGGCGATTTACAGCAACGGACTATTAGTTATTGATAATACAGGAAACATTATTCCTGCAAAATACTCAACCCGCACAAGTTTGAGTGCTACTGCAACACCTGGATATATTGCATATATATCTGACGTTAATGATTTTGCATTTTCAACAAACAGATATCCATCAACTGGCCCTGCCGGAAACCTATATCAACAGATTACACAGGGTGGTACAGCCGCATATTATGCTTGGTATAAATTTGTGGCTAAGCCAAGCGATTACAAAAATGAAATTATCCTGCAACAGGGATGTGTATCAGGCGGATATGTAGGTGGTAACGTTTGGTCAAACATATTACGTGTTCATCATAGCTGTGACGTTGCTCTAGAGCAACCACAGAATTTACCGTTCTCAAGTTATTATGGCGGATGGATGAGTTCAGAGTGGTATGCATATCACCATCAAGGTAACTCATCTGTTCAGTATGCTTATCAAGACTGGGCAACATGGACAATAGTTGGTTCTAACAATCGTCCAACAGGTTCTTATTCACCTAATTCTTGGCACAATGGTACTAAAGTTGGTTCAAATAACAACTACGGTATGATACAGATCGGTGGTACAGGTAACTATCTAAACTATAATACAAACTCATGGGGTGTTGGATATAACACAGGTGGCTCACATTCATATGGTGGTGGTAGTCCTGCTGAAAATAATACAGCCTATAACTTTACAGCAGGCCAGGGCGGTGCATTTAAATGGAACTATAATACAATGAGTTCATCAGGTGCCCTAGCAGGTGAAGCTCCATTCGGTGGGGGTACTGCTGGTAAACCAATGATGTCAAAATGGTTCAAATGGTACATGAATCCTAATGCTTCTTCAGCTATGTCACGTTACAACGTATCAAGTGATAGCTGGTCAAGCTCTCCAAGCCAGCAGTATAACAACGGTGAACAATGTTGCGTTATGGGACAAGATTACGGTTATATGATTGCTGGATATAATGGTAACCAAAATAACGTATCGGTTAAAACATACTATCCATCAGATAGTCATCAGGTTCTAGGCGCAATTTATAGCCAACGTAACCAATCATCAGGAAATGCTTGTTACGGTCCTCTACCTTAATAAGTAGAAGCATGAAGACAATATGCATCGTAGGCGGTGGAACAGCTGGTTGGCTTTCCGCCGCTTATCTCATTAATAAGTTCCCTAATTATAAAATCACTCTAGTCGAAAGTCCTAACATACCTACGATCGGTGTCGGTGAAGGCACTTGGCCTAGCATTATGAAAATGCTAAATGATCTAGGAATCAAATCAACTGAACTAATTGCGCTGACTGGTGGCGGAGTCAAATTAGGTATTAAATTTATAGACTTTGCTGAGAATCCATTTTGGTTATCAACAGATCCTGCTTGGGAAACATGGGGTAGCGATCTTACAGCGGCAGTGGGAAATAATAATAAATGTCCTTGGTTACAAGAAGATAGCATGCACGGTTGTCATTTTGTTGCAAGCGAACTAGCAAACCTACTACAACGTCGAAGTACAGATAAGGGTGTACAACTAATACATTCAGAAATAACCAACGTAGAAATGGATGGTGATAATTGCACTAGTGTAACTCTAGCAAATAATACTAAAATCACCGCAGATTGGTTTGTGGACTGTTCGGGATTTAAAAGAATACTAATTGGTAAAACAGATAGCGAATTCCAAAGTTACGCAGACGAACTGTTAGTTGACACCGCTATAGTTGGACAAAAGAATTATACTAACCCAGAAAAAGAATACGAACCCTTTACATCAAGTATTGGAATGACAGCTGGTTGGCGATTTAAAATCCCGGTATATGATAGAACAGGCAATGGATACATCTACAGTAGCAAATTTATCAGTGATGAAGATGCTCGTGCAGAATTTGCACAAGCTACGGGGATAGAAGAACCGCGTAAAATTGCGATGAAGCCTGGATATTTTAAAGAAATCATCAAGGGCAACATCATAGCGTCTGGTATGAGTAGTGGTTTTATCGAACCTTTAGAAGCTACAGCTATACATTTAGCTGGTAAAACTATGGAATACGCTACCGAAGTTATAGCCAACAGAAGAAATCACGACTGGGCAAACGCAGAGATACAGGCAAGAATACGATATATTAAAGTTGTAGTGTTAGGCCATTATGCATTTAGTAAGAGAACAGAACCTTTTTGGGTAGAGGCTAGCAAAGCCGCACGTAACTCAAAAGACTTCCAACTTTTCTGGCAGTCTCTTAAATATAAATATCCAACGAAGGAAGATAACTTAGATAATGGTTATCCTTATTTTCAATGGAATGAGTTGTTAAGGGGGTTTGGAGAAGAGCATTATTATCCTAGATTAAGCAAGGATGCTAAAGTGCAAGTTTATCTGGCACAAAAAATGCTACCAAATCACTACAAATACATAACCGAGATAAGGGCAAAAAATGGTATCAAAAACACAAGAAAAGAAACAGTGGACAATAGCTGATTTAGTAGAAGAGCTTCCACGTGGCATGAGCGACTTCCAAATGAAGCAGTTCGTAGTTGCATCACAGCTTACACCAATTAAGCAACTACAGCAAGTTACAATGGAAGCAGAGGTGCGTGAAGAAAACTTACGCAAGACAGAATACGAAGATAAAAAGAATCAATTAAAGATCGAGATTTTAAAGAAGAAGCGCGAGCGCGAAGTTGATCCTTTATATCAGATGGAAATCGATTTAGAAATCCATCAATTAGAAGAAAAGATTTACCTAAGTGTAAAAGAAATTAAACGTATCAGAAGTGAATTAGAAACATTCTACGAAATATTAGAATATTTTAATGAGAACTATGATATCGGAGAGATGTTAGCTATGAAAGACACTCTCGAAATTGATTACTGGGTCAAACGTTTAGGTCGTCAGGCAGGTTTAGATATTGTATCGACTGGTAGAATTTCAACCGGTAACCTACAGGCGATGCTTGATTTACCAGAAGAGATTTTCCATGTAACCCTAGCGGAAGCATTGAAGATTACAAATGAAATGGCCGCTTATGTGCCTGTGCCACAGTTAGGTTCGCTACCTGACAAAGAAACACTGATTAAATTTAATCCAGATGGTTCTCAGGACACAGTAGAAAGGTCATAATAACGCTTTTTAGCAAGGTCCCACAAACATGCTTTTATTAAAAATTGATAACTCGCCCTTAACATTCCAGATTCCCCCAGGAACAAAATATTCTAGCCACGGTTGGATGTTAGTTGATTTACCTATTACCAGTTTCAATGCAGGTCAAATTGCTCAGTACAAAATTACTGAAATTACAGATCCTACATTGTTATCAGAATTAAACTATATCAACTATACTGTATTAGACAACGGTAATGTTGCCTACATCACTACTGTAGTTGATTCAAATCCTTCTGATATTGCATCAGGACATTTAGAATCTTTTGTTACTCTAACAGATCCTACACAGGTTAGTTTATTTTTAGCTGGTTATAAGTATCTAAGCAATTTAGAAATTCAAGCAGAGTATGATGCCAAGTTTGCTAATTTAACTGTAACAACAAGTTCTTTAGAAGCTAGTACATTTACACAACAGTTAGCAGAAGCTCAGGCTTATATGTCTAATAGCAGTTATCCAACACCGCTATTATCTAAACTATCAGCCGCAAGCGGAGTTACAATATCTCAATTGGCTAGCGAAGCCATTGCTAAACAAGCCGCATATCAAGACAGTCAAGCTGAACTGTTAGGTCAAATGTTGGCTGACCAGCAGGAAGTTAACAACTGCTCAACACCATTACAGGTAAAACAACTTGGCTGGATCTGAACTTAAACTAAGCACAATATTCCCCACTCCGGTGTGGACTATTACTAACGATCTTTCTGAAGACGATCTAAAGGAATTAGAAAGATTTGCTTATGAGATGGTTGAAAAAAATCCTAATTTGGATATTTCAAGTAAAAGGGGTGGCGGCGGAAGTTCAAAAGTGCTTACTATCGCCCATCCTGTTTTAATGCCTTTGATTCAAAAATGCACCAGCATGCTGATCAAAGACTATGAATCTGTTACAAAAATAAGATTAGAAAATTATTGGATCAATGTCAACCCGCCGGGCGCATATATGATTCCTCATGTACATCCACGTAGTGTATTTGCCTGCACTATCTATGTTAAAACTCCTCCCCGCTCTGGAAAGATAACATTCGTTAATCCTAATCTAGCGGCACGTCAACATTTTTATAGCGGAAAAGACATTGATTACAACTATAAGAGTTATAGTTTCCAACCGATTCCAGGAATGTTCATTGCATTTCCTAGTTGGTTGGATCACGGTGTTGAAGAAAATTTGTCAGACGACAATAGAATCAGTATCAGCTTTAATCTAATAGCTGACGATATCTAAGCTAATACATCAAATATAGTATCAATCTTTGCTTTATTTGTCTTGCTACTTAGTGTAGTTCTAAGACCAGAGTGTAATGGCTTAGGCCAATAGTCTTTTGAAACCCACGCATATCCAGAATGTTCATGATTTAGTTGAGGAATAAATTCATCCTTAACTAACAGAACATAGGTGTGATAATAAAATCCCCCGTCTTTACTTTCGTATTGCTCTAAGGGTATAGTTTTTTCTATATCTGGTAAAAATCCTATTTCTTCTTGCACTTCTCTACAAAGAGCTTCGTAAGGAGTTTGGTCGCTTGGTTCGTGTTTACCGCCCACAATACCCCATGTACCATCAGTTTTTCCTTCTGATCTGTTAAGAAATAAAAATCTTTTAGTCGACTTACTTAAAAATAGTCCGCCGCTACAAATTACATTCATAATAATAAACGCCAAAATCCCGGTGTATATTCACCTTCATAACTTGAGGTCCACTGTGAACCATCCCATACATACTGCGAACCAGTACGTATATTAGTTATGTAAGTAGGTACCGTGCCGGCTAAAGAGTCGAATATGACCGACCATTTGGTTCCGTCCCAGGTAATGATGTCATTTGCATTTGCTGAAAATATGCTGTTGTCTGCATTTTTAAAATTATGTACAGCATATCCAGCCTCTGGATATAGTGTTTGGTAAACAGGATTACCGTTAGCATCTAGTTTAACTATCTGTTGCGGACTAGCAGGATCTGCTGAATTATAACCGGGGTTAGTAATATACACGGGTGTCCTATATGCAGGATTGATATCTTCTAATATCAAATAGCGTATACCCACATTCGTGAGATCTGTTGTAAGTTTTGTTGGATCTACAATAGCATCTACGTAAGTTTTTCCACTATTAGCAGGCACTTGACTGTTGGTATGTAGTGTAGACGAATCTATGTTCAATATCATTTGTGTTTCATCTACTGGATTCAGAGACATTGTAGCAACGACTTCTGTTTCTAAATCTTTTGAAAATCTTATTTGACTTATTCCTGCTGTGAAAGTTCCTGGATACGCATCTAGAATCTTGTACCAGCTGACTCCCGGTCCTAATGTTGCTACATTGTTCAACACTATAACATTTAGATTTTTTAAATCATGACCTGCAATAGCAGTAGGGGTACGGCCATTAAAGAACGCACCATCATCGTATGGACTTTCCGATATAGTACCTGTGGGTTCTACGAATATTCTAGAAATAATATTTGTAATAACACCCAACTGTTTTACTTTGATAGGTGTGCTGATCCATATAGGTGCTGTAAATCCTAAATTGGCAATATCTATATCCTGTTCTACACCCTGCGGAATAGCACGGGTAGACCAAGTAAGATCTGACAACTCTAAATAACTCAAGCTAGTCCAGTCAACAAAGTTTGCGGTAGTTTGTATCTCCATAGCAGGGCGGAATAATACCAATATCTGCTCAAGTATCTGTAGTTTTTGTTCTGTGTTTGAACTCCATATGTCTGCTTGGAATTCTAAATCATAAGGAGTAGGCATCAATCTATTGATTGTATAGTTTGCACCTTGTGTATTTGCCTCACCTTCTACTATTTGTCCGTAGGTTGGACTGCTAGGATCTTGATCCATGTATTGAGTTGCACGTTCTCGAACGTTCAACGTATTTTCGTAATAGGGATTTTGCAATCGTTCACGTGCAATTTTTAGATTCTTAATATAGCAACTAATAAATGGAGCATTAGGAATAGTATTTTCACTATTCTTGTTTAAGATCTGTGCGACTTGACGACTCATGTCTCCATAGCGAACAGGAATCTGTATTATATTGCCCTTAGAATCTTTGTATGAGAAATTGCTCATAACTCGCATAAACTGAGTTAGGTATCTTCTCAACTGACCGTCATAAAAATAATCCATTAATTATCTGCCTTTGGTTTTAATGCTTTGCTTAAACTTTGTCTTTCTGGAACAGTACTACCTGCAATAGTTGAAGTACTTAAATTGTTAATATATCCAGTAAGCTGTGTTTGTCTTATTGGTTTTCCAGCGAATGCAGTACCTGGTGCAACATCCTGCGCACCGAAGTCATCTAAGGTCATTCTCACATTGCTTTCAAATTTAATCCACACAGCACCGTCAAATCTAAACAAAGTGTTAGGTAGATAGTCGATGCGTAAGAAAAATTGTCCTTTAGCTGGGTTACTTGGAAACTCTATACCGGCGCCATACGGTGCACCGTTAGGCGGAATACCACCTTCACCTGCTCCTTGTACAAAGTATGTATGGTCTGGGCTTCTTAATACAATAGATGCATCAAGATTATCCCAATTGGTGTTATCAATACTAGTATCGCTAACGTCTTGTGTATCAACAGTACCATCTGCTTGCAATGGAATAACATATAAATTACTGTCATCGAATCCATGAGCAGGACTGTCTAATTCTGCTTGTTGTAGGACAGCATTATTTGTGGCAATGCTAATATTATATGTTGAAATCAAATCACGTAAGGTTTGATTAGTAGGATTACCGTTTGAATCTGTTTGTTTTGCATCCAGTATTTCTGCGTACTCTTGACTGTCGACTAGAGGAGCACATTTGCAACGAACCAAATGCGGGTACCAAGTTTGACTGAATCCATTAGTTGGTCGAGTAACATCTTGTACAACATAGAATCTTTTTAATGCTATGGTACTGCTGTCTAATGCATACTCGTCTTTTAAATGGGGCAATTCTAATACATCGCCTGCCATTATCTTACGACCTAGTGTTTCTACACAGCCATTTAGATGGAAGTGTAACATGATATTATCATTGTTCAAGAAAAGACCAAATTGGCTTAGATTAAAATCTAAGTCTTGCATCTGATAAATTCCACGCATGATATATACATCGGGTGCGTAGTGTCTATCACGGTTTTCCATGAGTAATACGTCCTGTATTCCTAATTCTGGTATAGGATTAGAATTGTTAGGAGTCGCTGGTGTAGCATTTCCCTCTGTAGGATCTGCATGGCCCAGGTATTTGTGGATGAAAATATCAGTTCCGCCCACTTGAAATTGTTCGTTAATAACCCGATCTAGAAAGCGAAAATCGTTGCCTTTTTCGGGACGGTAAAGGGATAGTCTTGGCATAGTATACTATTTAGTGGCTAAATATTGATATGACTACAGCTAACACTCCCAATACGATAACCGATACAACACCTGCTCGCCAGCAAATTATTGACTATGTAAAGTCATTTTTAGGTGCAAGCATGGTTGATGTTGAACTAGAACCAAAAGACTATAATGTAGCAATTGACAGAGCCCTGTCAAAATACCGACAGCGTTCGGCAAATTCTGTAGAAGAAAGTTTTGGTTATTTGACATTAGAGCAGGATCAAAATGAATACATACTAGGAAACGAAGTTATCGAAGTCCGTGATGTTTTCCGTAGAAGTATTGGTAGTAGAACAGGTGGCGGTGATGGAGGCAGTTTATTTGAGCCATTTAACTTGGCCTACACAAATACCTACTTGCTGTCGTCTAGTAACATGGGCGGTTTAGCAACCTACTACTCTTTTGCACAGTATCAAAAGATGGTCGGTAAAATGTTCGGTAGTTACATTCAATTTACATATCATCCGCAAACACGCAAATTGACAATCATGCAACGTCCACGTGGCGAGGAAACTGTACTATTATGGTTGTATAATTATCGCCCAGATTTTGCTATATTAGATGACCCCTATGCAGGTATATGGGTTAAAGATTATACTCTTGCAAACTGCAAACTCATGCTCGGCGAAGCACGTGAAAAGTTCAATCAAATTACCAGCCCACAAGGTGGTACTACTTTAAACGGTACTCAATTAAAAACTGAAGGCGCCCAGATGATTGAAAAACTAGATATAGAAATCCAAAATTATCAAACTGGCGAAAAACCAATGTGGTTTGTAGTCGGCTAACCAAAAACAGTTGACTTCGTAACACAGTTGTAATAAAATATAGTATCGACTGGGGGATACTATGATTATAGGTGTGTGCGGTTTTATTGGGTCGGGCAAAGATACTATTGCCGACTATCTAACAAATTTCCACGAATTTAGAAGAGAAAGTTTTGCTAACAGCCTCAAAGATGCTGTTGCTCAAGTGTTCGGCTGGGACCGTACAATGTTAGAGGGGCGAACTAAATCAGCCCGCGAATGGCGAGAACAAGTAGATCCGTGGTGGGCAGAACGTTTAGGTATGCCTCATTTAACACCACGTTGGGTATTACAATACTGGGGAACTGAAGTTTGCCGCAAAGGCTTCCATGACGATATTTGGATTGCCGCATTAGAGAATAAACTACGCAACTCGAAAGATGACATAGTCATTAGTGACTGCCGTTTTCCTAATGAAATTAAATCAATTAAAGCCGCTGGCGGCATTGTTGTTCGTGTAGTCCGCGGGCTAGAGCCCGAATGGTACGATGCCGCAGTTAGTGTAAATCAAGGCCCGAACGGTAATTTAACATGGGCAACCAGTAAACATAGATTAGAAAAAACAGGGATCCATGCATCAGAAACAGCATGGGTAGGAACAGACTTTGATGCTATACTAGACAATAATGGTAGCATCGATGACTTATACGATCAGGTTAAAAATCTGGTCGGAGATCTCCCCGTTTCCATGGTAGCTTGAGTTTATGCAGTATGCGTTGACAGTTGGCGCATACTGTTTTTAAATTAGACAGCTTGCAATTACTAGGATCACCATCTACATAGTAAACATCAAACTGCTCTAAATACTTGCTGGTATAGCTACATCTATCGCAAGTATCTTTTAACCTATAGCCCGAGGCTTGCCATTTAGGTCGACCAATATCTCTACTCCTTGCACAATGGTCGCACGTGCTCCTATAGAATGTTTTGCCATCCTTGTGATAATTGACCGCAACTGGTCGTTTGCCGCACGTTTTACATAGAGATCTAATCATACCCCGCCCTTTTAGGTGCCCTTTTTCATAGATATTTATGGGCAAAATTATCAATACACACTAAATACTTCTGATAAAACCATTATTGGGAGAGTTAGTAAATGGCAAACACATTACAATCACCGGGCGTAAGCGTAACAGTTATAGATGAGAGTTTCTATACACCAGCGGCCCCTGGTACAGTACCTCTAGTTATTGTGGCCAGCGCCGCAAACAAATCAAACGCCTCAAATACAGGCCTAGCAGTTGGAACAGATCCATCTAATGCTGGAACAGTATACACAATTACAAGTCAACGTGATTTGACAGATACCTTTGGAACTCCTGTATTCTACACAGATACACAAGGTAATCCAATCAACGGTGGCGAGCTTAACGAATACGGTCTACAAGCCGCATATAGCTTGTTAGGCGTAAGTTCTAAGGCATACGTTGTTCGTGCAAACGTTGACCTAAGTCAGCTAGTGGCGCAATCAAGCGCACCGGCTGGTCCTCCCGCAGATGGTTCATATTGGTTAGACAGTTCAAATACACTATTTGGTTTATTTGAATGGAACTCTGCAACAGGTACATTTGCTAACAAACAACCTATTATTATTGACGCTTCAAATCGTGCAAATAATACAGTGGGTGCCGACGGTGAAACTCCAAAACCAAGCCTAGGTTCCAAAGGTTCATATTGTGTCGTATTAGATAGCCTAGATATGAATACAATGTATTATAAAAATACAAACGGAAATTGGGTTCAAGTTGGTTCAGCAGGTGAAACAGCATTCACATCGAATGTTAACAACTCAACATTCGTAGCAACAACATGGCAAACAAGTTGGCCAGCTGTAACTGGTATCAACAGTAATCCAAATTTTGCAACATCGCCAGGTGCTATTACAATTAACGGTAATTCAATTACTGTTACAACAGCAAGTACAGTAGCAAGCGTTGCCGCAAGTATCAACAGCACACTACATACAAAAGGTATCGGTGCTAAAGCTAACAGTTCAGGTAAACTAGAACTATACACAGACTTGTACCCAGGTAACGTTGTAGTTGCAGGTAACGCGACTACGCTTAATACATTAGGTGTGCCAGCAGGAACATATACAGGTCCACAGATGACTGTTGCTCCTCATACACAATATCCTAACTATAGCACAGCACCAAACGGTTCTATATACTTAAAAACAACAAGTCCAAATAGTGGCGCAAGTTGGAAAATCAAACAGTACTCAGCATCGACACAATCATTTACACAGATTGCGGCTCCATTATATGCAAGCACAGCGGCCGCATTATATAACATCGACAAGAGCGGTGGCGGTGTAAACATTCCAGTTGGTACATTGTTTGTTGAAGCCAACTACGATCACGGTAATGGTACAGCATCAACAACAACAACTTTACCTATCACATTAGGTTTTGAAATCAAGCAACGTGTTGCAGTTAGTCCAACTACTATTTCAAGCAAGGCATTAAGTGTTCCTGCTACTTTAGTAAACGGTACAACTCTACAGATTAAAGAAAGTCTAGCAGGTCAATTGAATTATGGTAATGGTGTTACTGTTACTATTCAAACACCAAGCGCAGGTGATACATGGGCAGGCGCTTTTGTAACAGCCGTTAATGCCGCAGGATTTACTAACGTCACAGCAACACACAATGCTGACGACACAGTAACAATCACACACGCAACTGGTGGTGATATTAAATTCTTTGATCCAAACAATGTATTAGGTCTATTAGGATTTACTGCTTATAACATGGATGTTCCTACAACTGCATACACAGCAAACTACTATCCATTAGGACAGTACGAGCCAGACGGTTTTACAACTTGTGCAAGTAACTGGGCGCCATTGTTTACAACAGCAAGCCCAAGCGAGCCAGTAACACCTCCAGTAGATGGCACATTATGGTATGATTCAATTACCGATCAAGTTGATATTATGTACAACAACGGTACAGCATGGGTTGGTTATAGAACAGCATTCTCAGCAACTGATCCAAACGGTCCTATCGTAAGCTCAAGTCAACCAACAAAACAAAGCGATGGCGTAACAGCTCTTGCAGATGGTGATATCTGGATCAATCGTTCAGATATCGAGACTTATGGTCAAGTGGTTTATGTTTACAATGGTAATTTACTAAAGTGGATACAACAAGACGTTACAGATCACACAAGTCCAAGCGGTTGGGTATTTGCTGATGCACGTTGGTCAACCAATGGTTACTCATCAGCACCTGCTTCAATCCAAACAATGTTGTTAAGCAGTTTCTTAGATCCAGATGCACCAGATCCAACTGGCTATCCACGTGGTACACGTTTGTGGAACCTACGTCGTTCAGGATTTAACGTAAAACGTTACGAAGCAAACTACATTAACATCTATGCAAATAACGGTGTTAACCCACGTTACACTGAGCCAATGGATGGTTCTAACTCAACTACTCCATATGCAACTGCACGTTGGGTAACTGTAAGTCCTAACCAAAATGATGGTTCTGGTTCATTCGGTCGCCATGCACAACGCGGTTTCGTAGTAGCGGCTCTAAAAGCTCTAATTGATACAAACACAGCGATACGTGATACAGACAGCCTAGTGTTTAACTTGATTGCTTGCCCTGGTTATCCAGAAGCTATTGGAAACTTAGTTGCTCTAAATACAGACCGCGGTCAAACAGCGTTCGTTATCGGTGATACACCATTCCGCTTACCAAGCGATGGTACATCATTACAAAATTGGGGTAGCAATGCCGCCCTAGCATTAGACAACAACGACACAGGCGCAGTAACATATGATGACTACATGGCTATGTTCTATCCAAGTGGTTACACAAATGACAATACAGGAAACTATATTGTTGTTCCACCAAGTCATATGATGTTACGTACATTCATCAACAGCGATGCTAAATCATACGAATGGTTTGCACCAGCAGGTATCCGTCGTGGTAATGTAGACAATGCAACGTCAGTTGGTTACATCGACGGACAAACAGGTGAGTTTATTACAACAGCACTTCCACAAAGCCTACGCGATGTGTTAGCTGGTGTTAAAGTTAATCCAATCCCAACACTAACAGGTAGCGGTATTGTTAACTTTGGTAACTACACACGTGCACCTGCCGCAAGTGCATTAGATCGTATCAACGTAGCTCGTTTAGTAGCGTACCTACGTAGACAGTTAAGTATCTTAGTAAGCCCATACTTATTTGAACCAAACGATCAAATCACACGTAGCGAAGTTAAAAACGCAGTCGACAGTTTCTTATTAGAACTTGTCGGTCAACGTGCTATCTATGACTACTTGGTAGTTTGCGATACTAGCAACAATACCCCTGCTAGAATTGACAGATCAGAATTATGGGTCGACATAGCAATTGAACCAGTTAAAGCAGTGGAATTCATTTATGTTCCAGTTCGCTTATTGAACACAGGTGCAATTGCCGCCGGTAATTTGGGCGACATGTCTAAGGGTGGTTAATTGGGTAAATATAAGAGAATAAGGAGCATTTAGATGGCAATCGCAAGTTTAAGTAAATTATCAGTTCCATTACCGGCAGGACAAAGCGCAAGCAGTCAAGGCTTGTTGATGCCAAAACTGAAATATCGTTTTAGAGTTCAGTTACAGAATTTCGGTGTTACTAAACCAACAACTGAAATTACTAAGCAGGTAATGAACGTAACTCGTCCAAAGGTATCTTTTGAGAACATGGAACTTCATGTTTACAACTCAAAGATTAACTACGCTGGCAAATACACATGGGATCCAATCACATTGGTAATCCGTGATGATCAGTCAAGTGCAGTTAGCAAGCTATGTGGCGAGCAAATTCAGAAACAATTCGACTTCTTCGAGCAAGCATCTGCAAGTTCAGGCATTGATTACAAGTTCACAACTGTTATCGAAATCCTAGACGGTGGTAACGGTGCATTTGATCCAACAGTTTTAGAAACATTTGAGTTGATTGGTTGCTATGTTGGTGATATCACTTATCAACAAGTAGACTATTCAAGTTCAGAAGCGTTAGATATCAGCTTAACAATCAAGTTCGATAACGCGATCCAAACAGATACCGCAGGTAATCCAATTGGTATTGGTACAAGTGTTGG